ACTTGTGGGAGAGTATATGTTCCCACAGCATATGCCGAAGTTTGTCCTGAAGTAGAAACTGCGTTTTTAGCGCCAGTATCTACAATACGACTAACTTGTAGCGATCCTGAATAGCGTAAAAAATACGCTGCGTCGTGGTAGTCAATTGAATGATTATCATCTGGAGTTCCAAATGTTTCTGATAACTCTTCTTCATTTGAAATAAGAGTTCTCTCATCCGCCGGACCCCACATAAATTTGCCTGTGTAACAGCCAACTGAGGATTGAACGTTAGGCACGCCGCCTGTAACATCAACCTCTTTAACAATTACCGCAGGACTTTGAGATGGTGTAAAAAGTGCCATTAGTCTACCTCACTCGGTTATTTATATGGTGCATAATACGATTGTTTTTCAATTTCATATGTATTTATACTATTTCATATTTATGATTAATAATGATCTTCTCGCTCAAAATCAACATACCAGTCAGGTTTAGTGTTTTCAGCATCTTCAAGATGTTTACTATATTCTGATCCGTCATCTACCCAGCCAAACGGAACAATATCTGCTTCTATTTCGTCCATTCTTTGTTTAAACAACATTTCTTTTAGGTTGATATCTGTCATATCGTTAAAAAATTGTGTTTGAGCAAAATAACCAAACATAACTAAGGTCATAACTAAATCATCGTTATTACCTTCTGAAGCTTCATATGAGTTACCTCTACCAACAAAAGTAGATATTTCAAGAATAGTCTGCTCATCAACTATTTTTAATTTGTTTGTCTCCAAAAGATCTTTTAGACCTGAACAACCAAGACGCTTTACTCTACGAGTCATAGCTTGCCCAATAGCATTCGCTTTAACAGCTGACTCGACATGCACGTTATCATATTCAAGTTCATGGTATAAACCATTTGCTACCATTGAACCTTGATCATTTGACTCGACTACAACATAAGCTTTGTTGTAAGAAACTGCATACTTATATATAATACTAGGGAAGAGCAATGGAGAGATAGCATTGTTCCGATACACAGCTACCTGTTTAAACGGTTTTACGCTAATATCGATTAAAGTAAAAGTAGAGTAGTCCTGTCCTCTTCCCTTACCAACATCAACACACATAATATATTCGTGATCTTTCATAGGTTCTTCGTATATTAATCCATCACCTTGTTCAATATATCTTTTAGATTGTTCTGCTCTTAATTCCATAAGAGCTTCTGCACCAATTAATGTATCACCAGTTCCAAAAAAAGTATTACCGAATTCTTGATCAAATTGCAGCTTCGAAGTATTATTAATTGTTTGTTGTTTCCAAGCTTCATCGCGACCTGGAACATCGTACCAATCTACTCTAAAATGATTGAACTCATTGACTTCTTGAACTGCGCCTTCCCATATTTTATAAAACATATTACCAATACCATTTGCGGTAGACGTAATAATAACTTTAGTATCTTTACCAGCAGATACAACCGGATATGTTGAAGTATAAAATTCTGAAGCTTTTTCTACAAATGCAAATTCGTCTAAATAAAGCAGGTTGATACTAAGACCACGGATAGAAGAACCAGTGGTTGCCGCAGTAATAATTCGAGAATTATTGCCAAACTCAAGTGAACCTTTGTTAAGAGCTTTAGTTCCGGGTTGTAAAAAGAACGGTAAGTTCTCAAGCATAAGCGTGATCCTGGAGAGCATTTCTCTCGCAGTTGATGCTTTGTTAGCGAGTATGGCCACAGTTTTTTCCGGATGAAACAACGCGTACCAGAGCAAGTAGGCGCATACCGATATGGATTTACCCGATTGTCGACAAGCCAATATGATATTAAACCTATGCTCATTAAACCTCCCAAACATTTCTTCTTGATAAGGATATAGTTTAAATGGGACTAAACCTTCATCAAGATTAATTACTTTTAAATGTGTTTCAGCAAAATATATGGGATTGTCCATACATTTTTTATATTCCGTAATACTTTCAGCTGTCCACTGCTCGGAAACACCGTCACGCTTTACGTTTGGATTACCTAGATAAGTATCCCGAGTCGGCTGAGTCTGTCGTTGCTGTTCCATTAATTACATCGCCTTTTAGCAAACGTTGAACGTCTGCAGTTGAACCTAAGTAAAAATTATTTTGAGTATTTTCTACTTTAGTTATATCATTCTTTTTTTCAAGTTCTTTTTTGCCTTTATTTAATATCATAAGGCGATCATTCACATCAGAAATATTTTTAATCATTCCTGATAGAACTTCATAAGCTCTAGGATGCTCAGATTCTCTTGCTACTTCTATCATATTTTCAAGAGCGTCTTTGCCTCTTTCAATTAATTCATAATATGTTTCACGAGAGTAATCATAGTCACGGCTTGCTTTGTCGCTATCACGGAGCGTCGGAGTCTGCATCATAATCTGTCCTTAAAAATCCGAAATCGGAATCACCTAAAATGTTCAATGTTGTTGGGTTAGGTTCAATTTGTATTGTTTTTATTCTTAAATCTGAATCAGCTAATCCTGATCCTATATCAAAAACTTTAGCTCTAACATCACGTACAATTTTAGAATTAGATAAACCACTATAGAATCTGACTCTCATTTCGAAATCCATTGTGTATATAATTGTTCTACGAGATCCTAATTCACTTTCAAAATCATCTTGAAAAGTGACTCCAGCAATTGTAATTGGAATGTCTTCTAATATATCTGGGTAATCTGTGAAAGGTTTTAAAGTTATTGAATATTGAGGATTAAATGTTGGTAAAATTTGCTCTACTATTTGCAAAGCATCGTCTTGAGTTTTACAGTAAATATTTAATTGAAAAGTAAGTATATACGGAACACCAGTAAAAAACTTAGCTCTATCGTTGACTGTAGTACCAACTTTTTGAAACGTATTTGTTTTTGCAATTTGTCTAGCATTGTCGTATGATAACGAAGTTATTTCAAAAGACATACGTGGAAGTTTGATTGCAACTTTAGTATTGTCTCGTAAACTCGGATTCTCGCGGATACGATCAAGATATTTTACTTTTGGAGCATATGCAAGAGGTACTTTTACTTGAGAAGTTGACGCACCAGTCGTTTGATTTTTACGAATGACGTATATATTATTAAACAGTTTGCCAAAAATTGCAACCGCACGTCTAGTCTTTTCGTGATAAAAGTGTCCGCCAAACATTAGCTATTATATATTTTAGTCAAATGATCTTCAAAGGATTCCACCTTTGTTAACCTATCTGGCCAGAGAATATACTCCTTTTCTGGGTTTTTCTTTAAATTATTCAGTAGTGGAATAATTGCATTATATAGTTTATCTATCTTATCTTGAGTTGCAACTGCAGTCGTTTCAACCTCTGCTGCTTTTGCTTGTGTTTTTTGAACTGCTTCGAGTTCGTTTTCGTCTACAGCTGTAAAGCCAAAATCAAAAAAATCATCTGCCATTAGTCATTCCCTGATGGATCACCGAATGGATTTGACTCACTAAAATCGAGAAAGTCATCACCAAAAGTTCCAAAATCTGTGTTTTGTTCATTTTCAGCAAGTTTATTTAATTCACTAACTGTCTGCAATGTGTGTATGTTAGTAGCTGAATCAACAGTAACTGTGCTGTCTGCTTGAAATAGTTTAAACGTTGCGTCTGAAGATGCAAGATTGATCGCATGCACCGTGCCGTCTGAATCTGAATATTTAGCAACTTCTGCTGTAACAAGTATGCCACTTTGATTTTGAGTTATAGTTGTTCCAACTTCAATTGGCTTTCTATTAAGAACGTCTGCCCCTTGTATTTTTAACAGATATGTATACCCGTGATCTTTTTCAATGTCTTGAATTTCTTCAATACCAGTATCAAAGTTTTCACTATTAAAGTCGAATAACTGAGCACGACATTTAAATGTTGGAAGGTTTGCTAATTGGTAAAACGGCTGTTCGTGTTCCACGTGTGTTATTTGAAACATTGATTTAGAAAGTGGTAAATATATCAAATCACCTTCACGTGGACGTTCGCTATTAATAGAGTTATCGGCACCTATTGTTGCATTCCATCTGCGTCTTGATACTACAAAAGTAGCTTCATCTCTTATTTCAACTCCAAATCGAGTAAATAAGTCTCCTTCTCCATCGAAACCTTCGATATTGTCAATATACATTTCTATTTTATAACTTGAATTATATGTCGCAGGTATTTCATCACCAAAAACTCTATCTTCAAATACAGTTTCTCGTGGCAAATAGTATACATCTTGACCATATATTTTTAGAGATTCAATAACGAGATCTTCATATAGATTCTGTTCTGCTTTTACATTGTCTCTTATATAATAATTGCGAGCCATATTATCATCCTATAAAAAAGTCAGCTGGCATTTCGTGTTCTAATCTAATCCTTTCTCGTAGGTCTGCAATTTCACCTAAAGCGTCGTCATAAAGTTGTCTGCCATTAATAATAACTCCACCTGGTAATTGCATACCTTCAAACTTCATTAAGTTCATTCCCCATTGTTGTTTTATTAATGCAGTTGTATATTCTTTTAGCCACATGTCGTTATAAATCGCAGTAAATGAATCTGCTGTGATTGTGCTATAATACTCGAACACTACGTAATCATCAGCTTTAATGTCTAAATCTTCGATGTGTCCGAAAATATAAAGTCTGTTTTGTTTACGAGCGAAGTCAACCATAGAATGACCGTTAAGTGTTTGATCCAATAGAGAAAGATATTGCTGAATTTGTTCGTAATACGCGATATCACCAGCAAACTGAGACATGTCAGTAAGTTCTGATAAATGCATTTGATATCTTAAATTAAATAAATTTTTAGATGCACTAGCACTTGAAATAAACGGAAAAACTCGAGTTACGTATTGCACATCTGCAGCAGTAGTAATATACTTATTCGTTATATCAGTATCGGTTAACTGATGAGATTTATATGCACGATATGTTGCGTCAGAATGATACTCTTGGTAATACTGTATCGCTTCGTCAACTCTATCTTCAAGTTGATCTTCATCAACATTAATCTCGAGCACTGGTTCTCCTAATCGACGCTTACAATAATCGATAAGAGTATCTCTAGAGTTAGGATTAGCCATTAACTACCAGCTCCAATCACTGTTTTCAGAGTTGAACCTGCAGTATTTTTAATTAACAACGTACTTGCACTTAGTAATTCTGTTGAAGAAATTGTATTAGCAGCAATAGCAGCTGTAATATTAATTGCTGCTGACCCATCAAAGTTAGCTGTTCCAGTTACATCTCCAGAAATTTGAATCGCTCGAGCAGTTGCAAGTGCTGTTGCAGTGTCAGCGTTACCTGTTAGAGCTCCAACAAATCCAGTAGCAGTTATTTTTCCAGTACTTGGATTATAAGTCATATTTCCATCAGCTTCAACACCAATATTACCAGATCCTGCGGCTCCAGCACCAAAGAGAATCACATTATTTTCGTTAGTATTTTCGTTATCGCTAACTGTAACTGTTGTTGCTATAGCTGCTGTGCCTGATGCATCACCAGTTAATGCTCCAACAAATCCTGTTGCAGTTATTTTACCTGTGCTAGGATTATATGTCATATTGCCATCGGCTTCGACGCCAAGGTTACCAGAACCTGCAGCTCCTGCAGCAAATAAAATTACGTTATTCTCGTTAGTAGATTCGTTATCTGAGACTGTAACTGCTGTTGCAACTCCAGCCGTACCGGACACATCACCTGTTACATCACCTGTTACGTTACCAACAATGTTTGCGATAAGAGATCCAGTTGCAACGGTCATATTACCAGTTGAAGCACCTGTAGCAGTAGTTGTACCCATTTTGAACTTGTCTTCTGACTCGTCCCAAATAATTGCTGCGTTGTTACCAGTTGAACCACGTTC